GCAAGACTTGCAATTGGATCAACTGGAAATGTTTTAACTGTTGCTGGCGGAGTTCCGACATGGGCTGCACCTGCTGGTGGCAGTTGGTCGCAATCTGCAACAGGTTCATTAACTGGCGCAACAGTAACAGTAAGCGGTTTATCTGCAAAACGATATTTTATTATATGGGATTTAATTAGTATTACTGCTACTGCCGAAGATGTTACAATAAGACTCAATGGTGATACTGGTAATAATTATTACAGAAATGGCTTTACAGCAACCAGTAGAATGGTAGTTAGTGTTTTACCTACTGCTGCTAGTCAATATGGGCTGGGAATTCTTATAGATTTGGCTGACACATCTGCACAATTAAAGCCAATTTTTCAAACAGGAAATTCAGCAAGTAATGCTGAAGGTGGCACTTACAAATCAACATCTGCTATCACATCTTTAAGTTTTTCTCCTGCGAGCGGAACTTTTGATGGCGGAACTTATTATGTTTGGAGTTTTGCGTAATGACTAAAACAATAAAACCAATAGTAAGAATTCACAATGTTTTGACAAATGAAATTGTAGATCGTGAAATGAATGATGCCGAGTTTGCTCAGTATAAATTAGATCAAGAAGAACAAGCAATTGCTAAATCCGAAGCAAAAGCAAAAGAAATTGCTAAAGCAGCAATCCTTGATCGCATTGGTTTAACTGCTGATGAACTTAAAACGATACTTGGCTAATGAAGGCTTGGTTATCTAAAGCTGCTGTTCAGTTAAGAGAGCAAACTGATGATTGCTTCCCTGATCGCAAGCGTGCCAGCGATGGGTGGATTGGTGATGCTCGTCATTCAGCCAGAGTCAGTCAGCATAACCCAAATGAACAGGGTGAAGTATGCGCCATTGATATTGACGCTCGCCTTTCTGACCGAGAAGGAATTAGTTTCGATTTGGCAGATCAGATTCGACTTACAGCAAAAAAAGATAAGCGTATTTTGTATGTAATCCATGCTGGCAAGATTGCTAGTGCTAAATCATTTTGGAAGTTTATTAAGTATCGTGGGATTAATCCCCATCACCGACATATCCATATTTCATTCAAACCAAATCAAACAGGCGAGTTCTTTAACATCCCACTACTAGGAGGCAAATAATGAAACTATCAAAAAAACACAAAGCAGCAATTAAGTCATATCTAAGAGCTGTTGCAGCCTCTGGTATTACTGTTCTTTTGGCAATCGTTGCAGACATTCGACCAGAACTTGCAATCCTTGCTGGTGCCTTAATTGCACCGCTTGCAAAAGCAATTGATCCAAATTCAGGCAAAGAAGCTGATTATGGCGTTAATGCAAAATGACAGCGAACGAATGGGTTGGTATAGCCGTTGGCGTATGCGCCATCTCAACAAGTTTATTAGTGGGTCTGCGCTGGGTTATTAAATCCTATTTGCAAGAACTCAAGCCTAATGGTGGCTCAAGCATGAAGGATCAATTAAACAGATTAGAGGCGCGTGTTGATGATCTCTTTATGTTAATCAGTAAGCGATAATTTATTTATGGCGAACACACGCAAATCATCGAAACGCAAAAAGATCAATAGGCGTATCGTTCGCCGTTCTCCTGAGCCATTAACAAAAATGGATCAACATTACTTGGCTTTGCATACCTGTTATACAGCTGCAAGAAAAGCAGGTTTTACGCCTGAGCACGCATTCTGGCTCATGACAGAAGTAAAAACATTTCCAAATTGGATCGTAGGCGATGGTGGGATTATTCCTAGCATAGATCCAACTGATGATGAGGATAACGATTAAGCGCATCGCTTTTGTAAGCGATTTACAAGTGCCATTCTTTAATGAAAAGGCAACTAAGTCAGTAGGCAAATTCCTAACTAAGTGGAATCCACATCGCACTATCTGCATCGGAGATGAAATTGATCTTCCACAACTTGGTGGTTTTAATGCCAATACGATTGATGAGATGGTTGGCAATATCCATGATGACAGAGTATTAACTCAAGAGGTTTTAACTTATCTTGGCGTAACTGATGTGGTAGGCAGCAATCATGGAATTAGACTTTATCGATCAATAAAGAAACGATTGCCCAGTTTCTTAAATCTGCCTGAAATGCAATATGAGAAGTTTATGGGCTATGACAAGTTAGGCATTAAGTTTCATCCTTTTGGTGTGGACTGGGCGCATGGTTGGACAGCCGTTCATGGTGATGCCTTTCCGCTTAGTCAAGTGCCTGGGCAAACAGCCTTAAATGGGGCTAGGAGGCTAGGAAAGAGCGTGGTGTGTGGGCATACCCATAGATTAGGGCAATCAGCCTTTACAGAGGCTTCCAGAGGTCAATTAGGCAGGACTGTGTGGGGCGTTGAGGTAGGCAATTTAGTAGATTTAAGTAGTTCAGGCATGGCATACACAAGAGGCTACGCAAACTGGCAAACTGGCTTCGCTGTTGCCTATGTGCAAGATCGTAAAGTGCAGGTAATTACTGTTCCAATTAATGCAGATGGCAGTTTCATATTCGAGGGCAAGGTATATGGGGCTTGAAACCGACTATACGGATCGTTCGATTGATGATCATATCGATGAATTTGAGGATATTGGCGTTATCTAATCGTTATAAAACACGCCGAAAGTAATTAACCAAAGGTCATTGCTTTAAGTCATACTTTATGTATTCACAACCGTTGTGGATATGTAAGGGAGCAACATGACACTAAGAGAAGCTGCATTTATGTGGTTTTACATAATGCTTGGACTAGGCACAATTTATTGGATTCATTCAGTAATTAAAGAGAATTACGGGCAGACCATGTATTGGCGTGGTCGTAAACATGGTTTTGATATGCACCGCAGGATTACAGATTCCAAGCGAGATGAAGTATTTGATTATGACAAAAACTGAAAGCCTGTTCGATGAGGTCATTACTACGATCCAACAGCGCGGAAGTGTCTACGGACATCCATACTATAACCACAAAAGAATTGCAGGCTTATGGTCTGCTTATCTCGATTTCCCAATTACACCACATCAAGCTGCTTTATGTATGGCGTTGGTCAAGGTTTCTAGGCTTAGTGAAACCCCAGATCATTACGACAGTATCAAAGACTTCATTGCCTATGGATCTGTCTATAAAACTGTGCTTGATGCAGTCCAAGATGAAAACTGGGAGGATTAATTAATGGCTTTCAATTTGGCAGATTATGAAGATGTGGCTACTTTGAACAAATGGTTTATACAAAATTTTCCGCAAGGGAGATCTGATATATCTGTAATCAGTCATGATGCGGTAAATGGTTATATTTTAGTCCAAGCAACATTGTGGCGAGATAGTAAAGACCAGCAACCATGTGTTTCAAACATTGCATTTGGCGCACGCGAGAGTTATATCCAAAACATGAAAAAGTTTTATGTTGAAGATACAGCCACAAGCGCATTGGGTAGGGCAATTATCCTACTTAAAGGATCTGACAAAACAGCTACAAAAGATGACATGAGAAAGGTTGAAAGTGAACCAATTAAGAACATTTATGGCAAAAGTGGCAATTCGCAGGTTATTGAAATGGCACTCAGAAAGTCGTTTGCAGATGATGCTAAGCCAGCAAGCGAACCTACAACATGGTCAGTCGGAGATATTGCCGAAGCCTTATCGAGCAAACCTAAACAACAAGAATGCATTCATGGCTTAATGATTCTTAAAGAAGGCACAGCGAAAACTGGTAAGCCTTATTATGGATATGTATGCAGCGCACCAAAGGGAGAGCAATGCGATGCTAAATGGGCGGTAACAGCTGCTAATGGCAGTTGGTTCTTCAGAGAGGAGGATTAAATGGGTGAAATGATAATGATTGATGGTTCTGGTCTAACTGCTACTTTTACAGATAACGGAGTTAGGGTCGAACCATCAACAGTTGTATGCGATGCTTGCAACGATGACAGATTACTTCATGAGGGCGATCTGCTTCGATGCTATTCCTGCCACGCTATAAATCTAATTCCGTAAATGCCGAACTACGATTATATATGTGATAGAGAGGGGTCGAGTATTGTATTGGATCTTCCGATGCAGCACGAAATCCCTCTTTGTCAAGTATGTGGCTTTGAATTAACGCGTGTCTTTACAGCAGTTCCAGCGATTTTCAAGGGAACAGGATGGGCTGGCAAAGGTGGTTAAGTTCAGATGCAACTTTTGTTCAGCCAATTCAGAGTTTATCTGGATGGATGGGTATGACACAGCTGATGGCTTCAGGGTCTATCAATGTCTTAAGTGTTGTGCTGTTGGAACAAAGAATCTAGCGGAAGCAACTGACACTCAAGAGCCTGTTATCCGATGTGATAAGTGTGGATCATGGCAATTTGTAGATCACCAATGTCATACATGTTTATTGATTGGGGCTAAATAATGGATGCTGGTTATGTTGAAACTTGGTTAGAAACCGATGACCTACGGATTATGACTTGCCGTCT